ATTCATTATGGAAACACACGCAATGTTACACTTTGATCCAAATGATATCTTAATAGATCGAGAATGCATAAATGCTAAACTTGATTGGTGCAAAGGTGATAACCCGGAATCTGCTACTCCATACGATAAACCTATTTCTTATAACTTTAACAGCAAAGGTTATAGAACAAAAGAAATAGAAGATTTACAAAAAGATTTCATTTTAACTTTTGGTTGTAGTTACACCCAAGGCATAGGTTTAGCAAAAGAAGATATGTGGGCAGAGCTGTTGGCTCAAGAACTAAACATGGATTTACTTAATCTTGGCGTAGGCGGAACAGGACCTGACATAATCCACTTAAACACCTTACAATATACTAAATTAAATTATCCTAAACCTAAATGTGTTGTAGTGCAGTGGCCTCAATCAACTCGTAAAAGTTTTGCATATAAAGACATAGTAGGAGATGGAATATGCTTAATGGATCGTAATGTACAGAATACATTCGATCATACACATTATGAGAAAAAAGACAGCAGTTGGTATTTTGAAAGATATATCACTGAAACTGGAGAGTTAGAAGTAAACAACTATATTTGGTATACAGCAGTCAATTCTATGTGGCGTAATTATGATGTCCCTGTTGTTAATTGGACATACGATGATGATTTTTTAGATGAAGAGCATTTTGATATTACTAAAGTAATTATAGATCAAAATTATCGAAAGGCAAGAGATGGAAAGCATGAAGGTCCTGGTGTTCAAAAATATGTAGTGAAACGTATTGTAAGTAAAGTTAAAGATTTTGCTGTACGGAACGTTAGAGAATCTTTTTAGTTTTCTTTGCTATATCGGCTTTTAACAATCCGACATCTATTTTAAAATCTAAATTTTTTATTGTGTCTTTGTACTCTGTTAAAGAGTTTAATAATTTTTTGGCAACGCCATCTGGGTCGTCTTTTTCTAAATGTTTCTTCACATCTATTTCCCAGATACGTCCATCTGTGAATTCAATGATCATCTTGTCAACATAAGCAACCGGCATGGTGTCCATATATAAGTCTTTGAACACCTCCGGCCACTCGTCTACTAGATGTTTAGGCGGCTTGAAGTAATGCCTATGCACTGATTTATGCTTCTGCTTTTGCTTTAGAAGAAGTTTTCTTCTTCGGCGGATCTAACTCGTCTGCTTCTCTACGTAATCTTGCTGCTTCTTTATACATAGCATCAGCCTGACTACGATAAGACTTTGCAAGATCTGTATCAGATAATACTCCATCTGTTGCCGGAGCCGCTACTGGCTCTTCGCTAGGTGTAGTTTCTGAAACTGTAGTTTGCGCTGCTTCTTGATCTTTTGTTGGAGCACCACTTACTAAAGTATACAACTCATCTACAGCCATTCCTTTTTGCTCTGCAATCAATGTATTCAATTGAGAAAGTGCAATTTCACTTGTTGGTGTAGGTGTCATCATTACATTACTAGTTGGAACTTTTCTTAAACGTCCTTCACCTTGCATTGCTTGTAACATTGGTCTGCCGTCTGGAAATGTTCTTGAGAACATAAGTTCTCCTAGTTCATTTGTTTGTTGTGCTTGATCAGAATCGATCATTGCCATTAATGAATCATGTACTTCGTCTTTAAGTGTTGCAGTTTGTAACACTAAGCAGTTGTCTGATTCTCCAGGAACTGTTCTAAATACTACAGCAACTTTGTCGCCAGTATTTGCCAGTTTACCTACGTGTTTAATTTCTTTAGCCATAATTACTTCCCTTGTGCTTGTTGTTCACTTTGTTGCTTAGATACATGCTCTAAGAACATTGTCAACTTATTATAAGTTTTACCAACTGCTTCAAGTTCATTAGCCTTAAATGCACCTCTTGTTGTAGCAATATCAATAATGCTTTTTACTGCATTTAAATCACTAATATTAAGATCAGGTGCTGCTGGTGCTTCTTCTACACCAGGTGTTGGTACAGGACCGCTGGCAGGTGCAGCAGTCGCTTCCGTTTTTACTTCTGCTTGTGCAGGAGTATCATTGTTTTTTACTTCTTCAGCCATTCTAGTTTCTCCTTAAGTATGGACAAGCCAACATAAAAAATGTTAACTCTTTTTGTTCTTCAAACCCAACAAATGTTGAAGTTTGAAATTTATCGTTATTTCCTACAGCAGGATATGTTACTACACAATATCTTCCTGCCAGTTTAGATCTAATCCAATTAGTTACGTCTCGATACGTTCTGTCCGCACTTGAAATTTTGGTTTTACAAAAATGCGGAGGCATTGTATCTAACTGCCTAATGTTCAAAACATCTAACGGATTCAGTTCTAACATAAAATTATTTATTAACTGCTACTATAACTCTGATGATTCTTGGCTTAATCTTTTAGCCAATGCTTTGTTATATCCTAATTTTTGGATATCTCCACTGAAAAGATATAGTTCAAATGCAGCCTTCTCCTTTAATACTGTTATTGATCGTTTAGTTATATAATAAGGCGAATCTATAAATTTGTCAAGCCATAAAAGTATTTGTGGAGTAATAGAGAAGTCTTTTGGAAAATCTATTTTGTATATCTTTATTTTGGCTTCATTCTCAATGAAATCCATAGCAGGGTCAGTTAGTCTTAGCCCACCGTCATCTTTAGTTCTTACATTCCACCACCATTCCATTCTTTTGCTTTTTACTGTTTCTTCAGTAATGTCAAAATTTGCGGCTTTTAAAAAGATGTTTGTATAATTGTCTTTAACGTCCATTCACTATTCTTTTTCCCCTGAGTTTAATTTATAAACAGTAAAATCAGCAGTGTCGAATAGTTTGTTAAGTTTCTTGGCTAAGTTTCTAGCATGCCCAGGATTAGAAAATGAAACCTTCTTATATTTCGGTCCAGGATAACTTGATACAGCACTACCGCTTTTTAAATTAAAAGGTTTACCTTTGTAAAAAACTGCCCATATGGCTTCGCTCTCAAGAATCTGTTCTACTTTATAAGTTTCTCGGTTAGTATGTTCGAGAATTATTTTTGGTTTTGGTCTACTCATATACGTAATTCCTAGTTAACTACGTATATATTTATCCTTTTTAGAAGGATCCTCCATCAAACTTTACATCAACTTCGTTAGAAGATTTGTTTATTTCTTTCAGCAAAGTGTGTATTTCAGCCACTGTAGACCCTAAATTAGTTGTTATAAGTGCAAGTTCAGTTACAAGTGTTCTTGCTTCTTCTATTGTTATACGGATTTCTCTTTGTTGTGTCTTTTCAGCAGATGATATTCTTTGAAGCAGTTTTTGTACTGATGCTAAATTAGTAGGAATATTACTTGTTGACATTTGACAGTACTTGCTTCATTTCTAAATCAGTTTTGAAAGGACCTTTGTATCCATATCTTTGTAGTGTAATTAACTTAGGACAAAAACTTTTTACCCATCCTTTTTCAAATTTAATTACATAGTATCCTGCACAATATAGACTCTTTGAATCTTTGCTCTTTGTAAACAAAGGAAGTTTTTGTCTTATATCATACATAGCATTGTGTGGAATAGTACTTGTTGAAAAGCCATGTACTTCTTTAGGATTTGAATTATCTGCTTCTTTTACAATCTTAGCAACAAAAAAGTCATCACCAAATTCACGTGTTACACTTTTTTTGTTATTATAGATTTTTACACCATCTTTATTTTGAAATACAAATTGTGAAAATTCATCTTTCCTTAAAGTTGCTACTCGTTGTCCTTCATCTTCAACGATCCAAAATTTATCCTCTAGTACAGGTTTAGCCTTTAAAAATGTCATATTGTATACCTCGCATTTAACGGCTCAGCATATGCCTGCGCCTGATCTGAAATTTTCTTCAAGTCATACAAATGACAAAACTTCATTAGTCTTACACCAACCTGACTGATATTCTTATCTGCATCAATTGCTGTTTTAATTGTACCTTGAATCTTTTCTTTAATCTCTACTGGTTGTGCAGTAAGATCAATTATTGTTTTATTACGTTCGTAATCTTCTAGTACACGATGTTCTTCACCGTTATGATCAACCCAACGTTGCAACATCAAGTTGTTCCAATTAAATCCTTTAGTTTGTCTATCTGCAAATGCTTCTTGTAAACCTACTTTATTCTTGGTACCTTTTTTACGTACACCTGGGTATGCAGAGAACACGTTATCACTTGTGTCACCACGCATGCATTTTTCAAATAGCATCCATTCTGGATCTACTTCTTTAGGTTGCTTAGTTTTCTTATCAATTACTAGTTCACCTTTCTTATCAAAGAAGCCTTCAGTAGTTGTTGTAACTTCTTGTACACCATTATACAGTCTACAATTAGGAGCAATTAATTGCTGAAAGTCTGTATCTGTACTAACAATAACATGATCAGCATCTGGATGTTCTTGTACCCAACCTGCAATAAGATCATCTGCTTCTAGTTCAGGATGTTGTAAAACAGTACAGTTAGTCTTTTCATTTACAAAGTTCTTAAATGTATCAAACGCTTCCCAAAATACTGTATCTTCTTCTTGTTCTTTTTCAGTAAGTGCATCACGTGCAACTTGTCTGTTACGTTTATAAGGCTCATAGTAGTCTTTACGCCAACTACGTCCTTCTAAACAGAACACAACATGTGTACCGTCAAAATCTTGCCATGCTTTCTTAATGCTATTAAGTGTAATATGGAAAGCCATACCTAACTTAATATCTGCATCACCATTTATTACATGTCTAGCACGAAAGAACGTGTTCGCTGTATCAACTATAATATGCGTCATTTTACTCATTTTGCCTTTTCAATTACATCTGGTTCTATGCTACCAGTGTCTAGTGGTCCTCCGTAGTCACCATCGACTACAACGTTTGCACACAATTCACGAAACCAACGATCAACAATATCTTCGTCCTTGTCGCCGTCAACTCCATATCCTTGTTCTTTTAATTGTACTATGAAATAGTCATTCCAGTCAAGCTCAAAAAAGCCATTTCGGACATTTTCTTTATTCACATGTGTATTCAGTACGCCAACCCAAGGTTCCTTTTTCATCGTTGCCTTTTCTTTATCACTAATTGCAGGCTTCGATGTTTTAGTCTCAGGCTGTTTCTTACTGAACATTTTTTTTATAAAGTCCATAATGTTTCCTTATGTTCCAATAGCATTACCAAAAAGATAAACATGCACTCTTGCTGCTACGTTGTATCCTCTTTCAAATGCCATTTTAGCAACTGCTCCGGCTGTTGCTGTTTGTTCTTCTTCTCTAGCACCAACTGGCATTACCCAAACAGGATAATCAACCCCTTGTGCTTTAAATTGTGCGATAGCATCTTCCATCTCATCCCAC